TGAGAGCTTGGCAAGATCGTTAGGAGCAGAACTGCTTTACTGTAAATGCACGTATGAAGAGTGTGTACAAAGAGCGGTCGAAAGTACAAAAGGTGTAGAATGGATTCGCTATATTGATAAATGGTTCAGTGAATATATTGAATGAACACAGGTAAACGGCCCCCCCACCATAAGAGTTTGGTTTTGGGGGTTACTTTAGCGACAGGGGGCTCTTTTGTGACACACGATGAAATTTTGACTTTTTGATTGAGGGGCTTGGAAAATAGTTGACTTGGGGTGAAATGGATGGAACCTGTAAAAGAATATGAAAGAATTAAGGCTCTTTTTGATGGCGTGGATGAAAAACAGCTTTCTTTGATTGATGGCGCACTTTGGGAAGCAGCAAGGCTTCGGTCAGAACTGGACCGGCTGAATAGTATTGTTAAAGATACCGGTCTTATTAGGGTGAATCCGGATAATCAATCACAACAAAAAGAGCTGCCAGTTAGCCGTTTAATCGTAAAAGTACGTGCAAATTACTTAAATTATATTGCAAAATTGATGAATGCACTTGGCAAGAGCGAAGATGCGGAGGATGACGATTTGAAAGCCTTTGAATAAATGCCGCTCGAAAAGGAGGCGGTGCAATGCTTGAGGATTTAAAAGAAAGGTATCCACAGTCTTTTCTAATTCAATATTATGATCAAATTTTGTCTGGTAAAATTATCGCCGGTAACGAGATTAAACTGCAGCTTGAAATGATCATGAATGATATGAGAAATCCATTTATTAACTTGGATTTTGATGCATCGAATAAACGTATTCGATTTATTGAGACACAGTGTAAACATTATGAAGCACCTTATGCTGGAAAACCGTTTTTGTTAGTTCTGTTTCAGAAAGCTTTTATTGAGGCGATATTCGCCATTAAAATATATGACGAAGAATTGCAGAAATATGTCCGAAAATATCAGGATGTTTTGTTTTTGGTTGGTAGAAAAAATGGGAAAACCCCATTGATTGGTGCTATTTGTTTAGCGGAATGGTTTTGTGGTCCTGCTGGCTGTAAAGTATTGTGTGCATCCAATTCATACGATCAAGCCGACCTAATGTTTCAGGCTATTGATGCAATGCGGGAAGAAAGCCGCACTCTTGAAAAATGTACGCGTAAAAATATCAAAGGCATATTCTTTGGCAACAAAAAGCAAAGAAAGAAAAAAGGCAAATTTACAGCACAAAACAAAGGGAATATTCGCAAGATATCCGCGAAGACAGGAGCCAAGGAAGGTCGTAATATTGCCGTGGGAGCCGTTGACGAAGTCTTTGAAATGGTAGATGATTCATTGGTTATGCCAATCCGGCAAGCCTTGTCAACGCAAGATGAACCGCTGTATTTTGAACTAACGACCGAAGGATTTACCGATGACGGGTATCTGGATCATCGTTTGGCAGATGCTCGAAAAGTTTTGAAAGGTGAAATGGATCGGCCGCGCTGGCTCATATGGCTTTATACGCATGACAGCGAAGAAGAAGTTTGGCAGGATGAAACATCTTGGTATAAATCAAACCCCGGTCTAAAAATAATCAAGAAAGTTAGTTTCCTGCGGCAAATGATTGAAGAAGCAAAAACGAGTACCAGTACAAGAGCTTTTGTTTTGGGCAAAGATTTCAATATCAAACAAAATAGTGCCAGTGCTTGGCTGCAAGATGCAGATATTACAAACACGGATACATTTGATCCGCAGCGATTTAAAGGCTGTTATTATATCGGCTCACTGGATTTTGCAGAGACAACAGACCTGTGCAGTGCGAAAGCTTATTTCATGGAAAAAGAAACGGGTAAGAGTTTCACGCTCAGTATGTACTTTATTCCAGAAGATAAAGCCGATGAACTTTTAGAGGATGATACTAAAAAACTGAATCCAGAAAAGAAAAATTATCGTGAATGGGAAAAACAAGGTTTGGTCACGATTTGCCCAGGTAGTGAAGTCGATGCAGGGCTAGTTGCAGGTTGGTTTTACGGTTTATACGAAAACTATGGGATGATTCCCTATAAAATAGGCTATGATAATTGGCACGCCAAGGATTTTAAAAATAAAATTATTGAAATATTTGGCGAGGATGTCTTAGAACAAATTCGCATGGACTTCTTGTCATTATCGGGAGCAATGCGGATTGTTGAAGCCTATTTGAAAAAGAAATTTTTAAATTACAATAACAATCCGATCGATCGCTGGTGCTTAAAAAATACAAGCTACAAAACAAATAACTTAGGCATGATTATGCCAGTGAAACTTTATGGACAAAGTAAGAACCGGATTGATGGAACGCTGGGCTTTATTATAGCGGTGGCAGCCTATAGCCGTTATAAATCGGAGTTTATGGAACACTGTTAAATTGAAATTCGCAAGCGCTTGCGGATTTGATCGAGATATTAAGGGGGTGATTACTTGATCATAAATTATCTAAAAGGCTTATTTAATCAATATCAACAAAAACAACAAGCAAAAGAACTACTATCCATACTAAATGATGGGCGGGCAATCTTTTCAAGCTTTGGTAATGATGTATATATGTCTGATTTTGTAAATAATTGCATTGATCGCATTGCAACGGAAGTAAGTAAAATAAATATTGTATCGGTAGTGCAAAAGCCTGGTAGTATTCGTCGACAAAACGATGATATTACGAGGCTTTTTAAATTCAAGCCAAACCCATTGCAGACAACCAAGGATTTTCTAGCAAATTGTGAATGGCTGCGACGAAAACAAAACAATTGCTTTATTTATCCGCAATATATCATATTGACGGACCAGCAAGGAAATCAATATCGAAAATATACAGCTTTTTATCCTTTAAATCCTGTTGCTGTAGAAATGGGGCTGGATGAGGATGGCGTGATTTGGAAAATAAAATTCCAATGGAAAGATGGAAGCTTTGACATACTTCCGTATGATGATGTGATTCATTTGAAATGGAGACGCGGGGTAAACACCATTATCGGTGGTGGTGATGATAATGCCCGGATGGATACAAAGGATTTATTGAGTTCTGTTACTGCACTAAATAAAGTAATTCAGGGATTGCCGCTGGCGATTGAGTCAAGCTTAAAAATCAGGGGCATATATACCTCTAAATCATTAGTCGGTAAAGACGGACTTATAAAAGCACGTGACGATTTTGAGTCACATATCAAAACCAGTAAAACAGGGATTATGGCAGTGGATTTGGCAGGTGAATTTACCCCAATCAATATGCAGCCAGCGGATATAAAACCGGAAGTAATGAAAACATTGAAGGATATTATACGAGAACGATATGGTATATCCGATGCAGTTCTTTCGGGGGATTATAGTGGTGCACAGCATGAAGCATTTTATCAATCCTGCCTTGAGGATTTTATTACAGAATTTGAACAGGCATCTTCCGCTTGTCTTTTCACGCAAAGAGAGCAGGATGTCGGGCATCTTGTTCGCGGTTATTATTCTAAAACGGAGTATATGGCAACGCCCGATAAGATTAATTTAGCGAATTTGGCTACCAATACGGGATGGATGACATTGAATCAAGTTGCCGATATGTTTGGATATGAGCCATTTGATGAAGGGGATCGTCGCTTACAATCCTTAAACTTTGTAAATACCAATATCATAGATCAATACCAATTAAAAAGTGCGGAAGGGTCTAGCAAGACACCGAAAAGCAATCAAGCAACGCAATGAAAGAAGGGGAATGTATGGGGAAAACAAAAAAGGACGAAGCCATGTTATTGACTCGTCACTTTAAAGTAATCGATTTCAGGGCAATTGAACCATCGACCGATCCTGCGGGAAATAAGCAAAGCCGTTTGGAAGGACACCCGGCTGTATATGATTCGATGACCTCCATTGGTGGATGGTATAACGAAATCATTGAACGAGGTGCCTTTGACGGCTGTGATTTTGATGATGTTCTTTTTTTCGTCAATCATGATACTAGTAAAATACCGCTGGCAAGGAGCCGCAGAAACAATAGTAATAGCACGATGCAAATTTCTGTTGATAATATTGGATTGTTTGTTGTGGCCAACTTGGACACCGAAAATAATCAGGAGGCGAGACAGCTTTATTCTAGTGTAGACCGTGGTGATATTGATGGCATGAGTTTCATGTTTCGGGTTGCAGAAGATCGTTGGGAAAACCTAGATCAGGATGTACCCACACGGCATATTGTGCAAATCGCGAAAGTATTTGAAACGTCGGCTGTAAACTGGCCAGCCTATGAACTGACTGATATTAATGCGCGCGATAAAACGGCATTGGATAATGCCAGACTTGCATTGGATAGTGCAAGATCGAAAGGGTTGGATAACCTGGAAACGCTTGAAATATATAAATTAAAAAACAAAATTTTAGGGGGACTATAATTCATGAAAGAAAAATTATTAAAACTTTTAAAAATCAAAGAAGAAGCACGGGATGCTTTGGTTAGCAAATCAGAAAAAAGTGAAACGGTTGCGGAGTTACGGAGTATCAATACCCAGCTCGAAACAATCAACAACGAAATTACCGAACTTCGCAGTTTGATTGCTGATGCAGAAGCGGCAGAAAACCGTGATGCTGGTACTGAAGGTGATGACGGTCAAGAAAAAAGAACAAAAATTGTGACTGGGCATGAAGATCCACAAGACCCAGAAAAACGTGGGTTTACGCCTGGTAAAGGATTCACCAAAATAGATAGTGCCAAGTTAAACGAAGATCGTGCAACACAGGAACAGCAAGACCGAGAAAAACGCGGTAAAGATTTAAAAGAAGGTCGGTCTGTTACCGTTGCCAGCAACAGCATTGTTTTGCCGAAAGTAGCATCTAATACAATCAATGGTACATTTACACAAGTATCTGGACTAGTCGATCGTGTTGACCAATTGGTATTGACGGGCGGTGAAACGTTCAGTCAGCCATATGAAAAATTAACACCGGATGGAACCTATACGGATGAAGGTGCTGATCCGAGTGATACAGATGTCCAGTTTGGGTATGCGGATATTTCTAAAACAAAAATAACGGCATACAGCGAAATCACAAATGAAATTGCAAAACTGCCGGCAGCAGATTATGAAAGTAATGTTATGCAGGGAATCAGCCGTTCAGCCCGCAAAAAACTTGCCAAAGAAATTCTAATTGGTACTGGAGCAGCAGGTCATTTGACGGGTATCTTCTCTACGGCTGCAGCGGCAATTGACGCAGGTACCGATCTAAGTATTTCCACAATCGACAATACAACCTTAAACAATATAATTTTCAGCTATGGCGGGGATGAAGCAGTTGAGGATCAGGCCGTGTTACTTTTAAATAAAGGTGATTTAAAAACATTTAGTCAACTTCGCACCACCGATGGAAAACCATTCCATACAATCGTGACAAACGGCAATACAGGCACAATTGATGGTATCCCATTCATCATTAATAGTGCGGCAGCAGCTATTTCTAAACCGGCCACGGCAGCCGGTGCATACTGCATGGCGTATGGATCGCTTTCCAATTATAAACTAGTTGTATTCTCTGACTTAGATGTTCAGCGTTCAACGGATTATAAATTTAAGGAAGGTATGATTGCCCATCGTGGCGAGGTTTATGCCGGTGGGAATGTCGTAGCATATAACGGTTTTATCCGTGTTAAGAAAGCAGCTTCGGTATAATAATAAAGAATAGTGGGGCGGGAAACCGCTCCCTATTTATTTAGGTGGTGAAATTATGGCCAAAAAAGACGATGAAAGCGTGTCCAAGTTGGACACAAATCTAATTTCCGAAGTGGCTAAAACAGAAACGGTTATTTTATTCCATGTAAATAAGCCATTAAACGAACATGAATATGCTGAGTTGGAAACACGGGTCCGCGCAGAAGAATCAAAAAGCGGTTTAAAAATCGTACTAGCACCATTTAGCGTTGATTCTAAAATCATGGGGGAATAATCATGGATGTGGAAGAAATCAAAGAGTTCCTCAAAGTTGATAGTGATGATTTAGATGGAGTGATTAGTGTTTACCAAGCAGCGGCAGAAGAGTATTTACAAAATGCTGGTGTGACAAAAGACTACACAAAAAGTTTATATAAAATGATTGTTACAGTCTTTTGTGGAACATTGCTTGAAAATCCAACTTTACTGGAGTCAAAAGGTGGGTTAGATAATGTTGGACTTACATTTAATGCGATTATTGCACAGTTGCGGTTGTCACAATGAAAATGCGTGGTGATTATCAATGAATATTGGGAAATTAAATTGTCGAATAAAGATAAAAAAAGCCGTAGAAACAAAGGATAAGGAAGGAAATCCGGTTTTCGATTATGTACTAAGATCGAATGTTTGGGCAAATATTAAGGCAATCACGGCTCAAATTCGCAACTCAACGGTAGAAGAAAACCACGAAATATTGCAGCGCATTACGATTCGTTATAATAAATCCGTCCAACAAACAGATCGAATTTTCTATGGAAGCCGGGTCTTTAATCAAATTGGACCACCGATCAATATAGAAGAAAAAAATGCCTATATGCGTTTGGAATGTCGGGAGGTAGTGCAGACAAATGGCTAGACGAAATCATGGGAATATTAGTAGAGGATTTTTAACTTCATATTTAGCTTCTTTGGGGGCGGATGTAAACGGGGCTGCCATAAAAGCGTTGGCAGAAGGTGCTGAACTTGTTGTAGAGGAAGCAAAAGGTCGTGCTCCTGTTAAGTCTGGAAAATTAAGAGATAGTATTCATGCAGAACCAAGGGATAACGGAAAAAATATAAAAATTATGGCAGATGCAAAAAATGAAAAAGGCGAGCAATATGCACAATAT